CTGCTACGGGAGGAACTATTGTTACTAATGGTGATTTTAAAACTCATATTTTTACAGGCCCAGGAACTTTTACAGTTACTGCAGCTGGTTCACCTGGAGGATCAGATACAGTAGATTATTTTGTAGTTGCCGGCGGTGGTGGCAGTGGCGCCGGAGGAGGTGGTGCCGGTGGATTTAGACTATCCAACAGCACTGGATGTATTCCAGCACCTACTATGTCACCTTTAGTGGCTCCAGCAGCTTTACCAGTTACAGCAACAGGTTATCCAATTACAGTTGGAGCAGGAGGAGCAGGTGTATGCATTGGCAATCCTCCATATACTACTTCAGGCGATGCAGCCCAAGGAGCTTCTTCAATTTTTTCATCAATAACTTCAGCAGGTGGTGGCAGAGGTGGTAAATATACAAGTCCAGGAAAACAACCCGGATCAGATGGTGGACCAGGAGGTTCAGGTGGAGCTGGTACTTATGGAAATACAGGTCCAAGTCCAGCCAATGGTGGAACAGGAAATGATCCTCCAGTAAGTCCCGCTCAAGGACAAAATGGTGGATCAGGAGATCACCAACCCGGAGTTTGGGCAAATACTGGAGGAGGTGGTGGAGCTGGAGGTGCAGGAGCATCTTCAACAGGTCCAGGCAGTGCACCTTTAGCCGGTGGAGTAGGTAGTTATATAGCAGATCCTTTTATAGGACCAACAGCCCCAAGTTATGGAACACCAGGCCCAGTTTCTAGTACAAGATATTTTGCTGGTGGTGGTAGTGGTTGTGGAACACCAGGCGTAGGTGGAGCTGGTGGTGGAGGAAATTCATATAGTAATCCTAGTCCTTCTCCAGCAACTTACAAACCCGGAACAACAAATACAGGTGGTGGCGCTGGAGGTGGTTCAACACCTTCTACTCCAGCTGCATCAGGGGGTAGTGGTATAGTAATGATAAGGTATAAATTTCAATAATGAGTGAAGTAAAAGTAAATAAAATTAGTCCAAGAACAAATTGTGGTACTGTTACATTAGGAGATAGTGGAGATACTTTCACAATTCCTAGTGGTGCAACAATTACAAACAATGGTACAGCAACAGGTTTCGGCGCAACAGGTGCAGTTAACTGGGATACATCAAGTATTAAAACAACAACTTTCACAGCGACAGCTGGTGTAGGATATTTTGTAGATACTGCAACAACAGGAGCGGTAACAGTAAATTTACCCGCAGGTACAGCAGGAGATGTAGTAGGGGTTGCGGATTATGCAAACAATTTTAATGCAGCTAATTGTACAATAGCACCTAATGGTTCTGAAAAACTAGGTGGCGTAGCTTTAGATGGAACTTTAGACACAAAGGGAATAGCACTAACATTAGTTTATGTAGATGCAACCAAAGGATGGATTGTAACTGATTCAGGAGATCAAAGTGAGGCTGGTACAGGGCAATATATAGCAGCCGGAGGTGGATGTGTTACAACTGATGGAGATTATAAAATACATACTTTTAATTCTCCAGGAACTTTTACTGTGACTTCTGTTGGTAATCCTGCAGGATCAACAACAGTAGATTATCTGGTGGTAGCTGGTGGTGGCGGAGGTGGAGCAGGTTGTGCCGGTGGTGGTGGCGGCGGTGCAGGTGGTATGAGATATTCTTACCCTAATCCATCTACAGCAGGATTCCCGGTTTCAGCAAGTCCAGGTTCTTATCCTATTACAGTAGGTGCTGGTGGAACAAAAGGTTTAGGCCCTGCCACTGTTCCAACAGGTCAACCTGCTGCTTGTGGAAGTCAGGGTAGTAGTTCAATTTTTAGTACAATAACAAGCGCTGGAGGTGGATTGGGTGGCGCAGGAGAAAGTAGTAATAATCCTGGAGGAGCTGGTGGTTCTGGTGGTGGCGGCGGTAGAGCTGGAAGCGGTACTGTACCTGGTGGAGCAGGTAATACCCCTCCTGCACCTGTTTCTCAAGGAAGTAATGGCGGTGCTGGTGGACCCGGTAGTGCTGGAGGCGGTGGCGGAGGTGGCCACGGTGCTGTAGGAGCTGTAGGAGGTACATGTGTAGGTGGTGCAGGCGGTGCTGGTACATCTTTAGACATTAGTGGAGGTTCAACCACATATGCCGGTGGCGGAGGTGGAGGAAGTTATCCAGCTCCATCAGGTCAAGCTGTTGGCGGAGCAGGCGGAGGAGGAAAAGGTGCTCCCGCATCACCTCCTTTAAGTGATATGGACGGAGCAGATAACACTGGTGGTGGAGGTGGAGGAGGAAGTGAAGCGCCTGGTTATGGAACTCCAACAAACGATTCACCTGGAGGAACTGGCGGTTCAGGAATAGTAATAATAAGATATAAATATCAATAATATTTATGTATTGTTTAACGATTAATTTTAAGATATAAGGAGAAACATTATGGCACATTTTGCAAAACTAGGAGCTAACGGAAAAGTTATTCAAGTATTAACACTTGATAACAAAGATATGTTAAATGCTGATGGTGTTGAAGATGAAACAGTGGGTCAACAATATTTAGAATTACACAATAATTGGCCTGCCCAAATGTGGATTCAAACTTCATATAATACATCACAGAATACACATAACTCTGGTGACAATTCAAAAGCATTAAGAGGTAACTATGCAGGTATAGGTTATGAGTGGGACGAAGATAATCAAATCTTTTGGCCTAAAAAACCTTGGCCATCTTGGGTAAAAAATACTACAACTGCACAGTGGAATTCACCAATTGGTGATGCTCCAGCATTAACAGCTGAACAAGAATCACAAAATTCTAGTGACCCTGATAATTTTCATTGGGGATATGTGTGGAATGAAGCCAATCAATCTTGGGATTTGACAAATCATCACGCTTAAATTATAAAGGTATGTGGTATGCACAAGAAAGTATTATCTGAAATAGCATTATATTACGGTGATGTGGCAATGCCTAAAGATTGGGACATTGACCGAGATAAATTATCAGGCAACATTTTACAATCACAAATAACAGATTCACCTTTTCCATTTTCACGAACTTGGGATATGTTAAATACCTATATGAGAGATCACATCGCTCTTGAACATGGTATTAATCTAGTTAACAAAGAAACGTGGGGTAATATGTATAAGCCTCACGAAACTACAATTCCATTATTAAACATTGATCCAGTAGATTTAAGAAATTCTCCGGATTACACTTTTCTTTATGGAGTAAATGTTAAAGATTGTATGGTTAGAATACACTATGAAAGCAACAGACGTAAAGGAAGAAGCTGGGATATCCCATTGGATAATAATAAATTTATCATGTTTCCGTCAACTTGTATGTATTACTTAACCAATAATCAAAAGGATAGTCTAAACTTTGTTTTAACCACTACTTATGAATACGTTTAAATTAGAAACACCTTGTATAATAGAGAAATTAAAAGTTCATTTAAAAATAAAAAATAAATTAATTAATTTAATAAACAATGCCAAAGCTGATTATTTAAATCAACAACAAGGTTATTATAGTGATTTAATTCATAGACTAGATTGGAATAACTCTCACGATTTTAATAGAGAGTGGGTAAAATTTTTAAAACCTTACTTATCAAAACAATTAAAAAAATTTGCTAATTTATTAGGGTATCAAGACATAAAGTTTGCCAACCTCTGGTTTCAACAATATAATCAAAATGGAAAACACGGCTGGCATATACATAGTGAGAACTATACAGGGGTTTATTATGTAAAGTTTTCTGCCAATGCTGCAAAAACAGAATTAATAAATCCTTTTTCTCAAAACGAAAAAATTGTAATAGATGCAAAAGAAGGAGATCTTGTTATTTTTCCTAGTTATGTAATACATAGAGCGCCTACACAGAAACAATCTTTTAAAAAAATCATTGTTTCTTTTAATTTTAATCTTCACCTTATTAATGAAAATTTATTTCCAAAACTTAATGATTTGAAAGGCATTAGCACAAATGAATATATCTAATTATTATTGGTATTTTAAATCTGCATTAACACCTAAGTTTTGTGATGAAGTGATAACTTATGCTAATCAACAAAAAGAAACAATGGCTATTACAGGCGGATTTGGAAGAGATAGAAATTTAAAGAAAGAACCTTTAAACAAGCAAGAAGTATTAGATTTAAAAAGAAAAAGAAATTCTGATTTAGTATGGTTAAATGATCCCTGGATATATAAAGAAATTCACCCATACGTTCACGAAGCAAATAAAAACGCTGGTTGGAATTTTGAATGGGACAGAAGTGAGTCTTGTCAGTTTACAAAATATAAATTAAACCAATATTATGATTGGCATTGCGATGGTTGGGATCAACCTTATCAAAGAAAAGAAGGAGATCCTGATCACGGTAAAATTAGAAAATTATCTATGACTTGTCAGTTAACCGATGGTTCAGAATATCAAGGAGGTGAATTAGAATTTGATTTTAGAAACTATGATCCACATATGCGAGACGAATCAAAACATAGAATACAATGTAAAGAGATATTACCAAAAGGTTCTATTATTGTGTTTCCTAGTTTTGTGTGGCATAGAGTCAAACCAGTAACGAAAGGAACTAGATATTCACTTGTCGTATGGCATTTAGGATATCCATTTAAATAATGTTTATTCATAATTATTTTAGTACACCAATTTGGTCAGAAGAAAAACCAGAGTTTGTAAAATCTTTAAACAAAGCTTCTAATAAATATATTGCTGAAGCTAGAAAAAGAGATAAAAAAAGTATTAAAAAAAATGGAGATTTTGGAACAAGTCATCATTCTACACCTTTAACACACGACAATGACTTTTTAGATTTTAGAAATTACGTTGGTCAAAAGTCTTGGGAATACTTAGACCATCAAGGTTATGATATGTCACAATACACAACTATGTTTAGCGAGTTGTGGGTACAAGAGTTTTCTAAAAACGGCGGTGGTCATCATTCTGCACACATACATTGGAATCAACATGTATCAGGTTTTTACTTTTTAAAATGTTCAGATAAAACTTCTTATCCACTATTTCATGAACCTAAAACAGGTGCAAGATGTACAAAATTAAAAATGAAACCAGACTTAAAAGGTATATGGCCTGGCCATGACTTATTTCATCTGCGTCCTAAACCAGGAACATTAATTATATTTCCAGGTTATTTAGAACACGAATATGCATTAGATCACGGCAGAGAACCATTTAGATTTATACATTGGAACATACAAGCATTACCCAAAGGAATGGCTAAAGATGTTTAATATTTTTAGTTCTTTTATAAGCGAACATAATTTTAATTTTAATATAAAAAACATGGAAAAAGAAATATTAAAAATTAATAAAAAAAATTCTGGTAAAAAAATAAGTAATTATGGTGGATGGCAAAGTTTAAATTTCTATAATGTAGAAAAACCTTTTGTAAATTTATTTGATGAAATTGATAAAATTATTTTAAATATTAAAAATAAATTAGAAATAAAAGACCCAGTAAAATTTCATAATTATTGGTTAAATATAAATACATTAGGTTCTTTTAATAAACCTCATTATCATATTGGATCAATAATATCTGGAGTATTTTATATTACGACTCCACAAAACTGTGGGAATATAATATTTCAACACCGCTTTCCAATTACTGAATACTATGGATTAAATATTAAAAAATATAATGAATATAATTCAGAAGAGTATTTTATAAAACCAACAGAAAATTTATGTATCTTATTTCCGTCTTACTTACCACATTATGTTGAGCCCAATCTAAGTAAACAAAATAGAATAAGTATTAGTTTTAATTATGGATTTTAAAAAGAAAAAATATACAGTTATCCGTCAAGCAATATCAAAAGACTTAGCAGCTTTTATTGCAAACTATTTTTTAATGCAAAAGCAAGTTTATGATACTTGTAAACAAGCGAGATATTTTTCACCATTTGAAGTTATTCTAGGTCATTACGAAACTAAAAAGGAGCAGGTACCGGATACTTATTCTCAATATGGAAATATTGCTATGGAAACTTTAATGTTAAAGTGTCAACCAGGTATGGAGAAAGCAACAGGATTAAAATTATACCCAGCATATACTTATGCTAGAATATATAAAAAAGGAGATGTTCTTAAAAGACATAAAGATAGATTTAGTTGTGAGATATCAACTACTATGAATTTAGGTGGTGATGACTGGCCTATATATTTAGAGCCCGACTCTTCAAAAGGGGGTGTTAAAGAAGGGGTTGGATATGTTTCTGAGAACACCAAAGGGATTAGAGTAGATTTAAAACCAGGAGATATGCTGGTTTATTCTGGCTGTGAGCTAGAACATTGGAGAGAAAAATTCAAAGGCAAAGAATGCGTACAAGTTTTTCTGCATTATAACAATCGTAAGACCCCAGGAGCGAAGGATAATATGTTCGACAAACGTCCACATTTAGGTCTTCCTTCTTGGTTTAAACGATGATATAATTCTTTGATGGAGGCAGTAGATCCACCACATACCCTACTGTCTCCTTCTAAGGATTATATATGTTATTAGGATTCGACGCATTTGCAGTACTACCCATTTCAGCTTCAGGTAATGAAGGAAATGTAACTCTTAGTGTTACAGGAAATGCCTTAAGTATTACCATAGGTAATCCAGGTATTACAGCAGATTCTGTTACAGAATTAGTAGATGGTTCTGATGTTGTTTTAGGACTTGGTACAGTAACTATTACAGGGGATGCTAATTTAAGTCCTACTGGTTCTCAGGTTACTTTAGGAACCGGTACTGTTACGGTTACGGCTGGAGCAACTACTACGGTAAGTGGAAATAATGTTGTAATTTCTTCAGGAACTGTTACAATAACAGCAGACTCTAACCATGAAGTAACGGGAAATGCGTTAACCCTTGCTACTGGTACAGTGTCTGCAATAACATGGAGTGCAATCGTTCCAGGTGCAACTATGACTTGGACACCAATAGACCCGAATTAATATTATGGCATCATCTTATTCAACTAATGCAGGTTTAGAACTCGTTACAACTGGTGAAAAAGCTGGTTTATGGGGAGACATAACTAATACCAATTTACAAATTTTAGAACAAACAGCTACAGGTTACCTTTCTGTTGATATGGCAGGTGCAAGTGTAACTCTTACTTTAACTAATGGCGCAACATCCAATGGTAAAAATATATATTTAACCCTTACGGGAACTTTAGCCGGGGATCGAACTCTTACAATGCCTGCAACTGCAAATAGAGTTTGGATAGTAAAAGATGAAACTGTTAGAGGAACTTCAAATAGAACCCTTGGAGTACTTACTGCTTCAGGTTCGACAACTACTCAAATTCCTCCAGGTGCAACTGTTTTGTGTAGATCAAATGGTTCAGAAACAGATGTAACAATTCTTAAAAAAGGTTATGCAACTATTACTGATTCTAATAGTCCTTATACAACAGTATCAGGTGCTCAAATTTTTGCTAATACAACAGCAAACCCAATTACAATTAATTTACCCGCTACTCCTGCTGTAGGAGATGAGGTAACTGTTATTGATACAAGAGGAACTTGGAATTCAAATAATTGTACTATAGGAAGAAATGGCAAACCAATTAATTCTGCAACATCTGATTTAACACTTAATACAAATGGTCAAGCCATCACCCTAGTGTATGTAGATGCGACTAGAGGCTGGGCTTATAAGACCAATACAGCTTAGGAGCTACCCTTATGGCTCTTGTCAGTTTTAAATTTTTACCTGGAATTGATAAACAGGATACACCTGCTGGTGCAGAAAACCGTTGGGTAGATTCTGATAAAACACGATTTCGATATGGTTTACCTGAAAAAGTAGGGGGATGGTCTTCTCTTTTAACTAGCACAGTTTGTGGAGTTGCTAGAAAATTACACGCTTTTAGTGATCTCGATGGAAATAAATATGTAGCAATGGGAACTGATAAATTCTTATTGATTTACTTTGAAGGAACTATTTATGATATTACTCCTTGGAGATCTAATAACGCAGGGGCTCAAACTACATTTACAGGTTCTACTTTAACTACTAATAGTACTGCTCCTGGAACTAAAATTACTATTACTACTACTTCTAATCATGGATTAGTTATAGGAGATATGGTTGTTTTAGATTCAGTTACAATGCCAACTTCATCAGGTTTATCTGCTACTTTATTTGAAGATAAAATTTGTCAAGTTATTACCGTTCCTACATCAACTACTTTTACTATTACTTCGCCAAGTGCCGAAACCGGTGGAGGAGGTTCCGATTTAACTTCGGGAAGTTCTTGTGTCGTGCAACCTTACCAATCTGTAGGACCAGCGGCTCAAACATATGGATATGGATTTGGCGTTGGAAATTATGGTGGAACGATTACAGGAGCTCAAACAAATGATTTAGATGGTGCTTTATTAAATGATACTAACGGAACAGGTGGATCGGGTACAAGTATTTCATTAACATCTACTACAGGATTTCCAACTGGAGGAGGTACAATTTTAGTTGGTTCAGAATTAATTACTTATACAGGAGTTTCTTCAAATGATTTAACAGGAATTACTAGAGGTCAAAAAGGAACTTCGACAGCTGCCCATAGTGATGAGGCTATAGTTTATAACGCAACTGATTATACGGGATGGGGAGAGGCAGTAAATGCTTCTGATCTTACATTAGAACCAGGGCTTTGGTCATTAAATAATTGGGGTTCTGTTTTAGTTGCAACAATTGCAAATGGAAAAACATTCACTTGGGATTCATCAATTGCTAATAAATTTACGGCTCGAGCTTCAACCACTACTAATAATTATGCTACAGCCATTACCTCGAGTGGTGGAAACCCTACAGCAAGTAGATTAACTATCGTTTCTCCTACTACGCGACACTTAATTCATTTAGGAACAGAAACCACTATTGGAACACCATCTACTCAAGATGATATGTTTATTAGGTTCTCGGACCAGGAAGATATAAATGTATATACACCCACTGTAACTAATGCGGCGGGTTCACAAAGGCTTCAAGATGGAACTAAAATTATGGGAGCCATTGTAGCTAAAGAAAATATTCTAGTGTGGACTGATAATGCATTGTATTCAATGAAGTTTGTTGGAGCTCCATTTACTTTTGGATTTGAACAAGTTGGAACTAACTGTGGATTAATAGGAATGAATGCTGCTGTTGAAGTAGACGGGGTTGCCTATTGGATTAGTAATAATGGTTTCTTTATGTTTGATGGTACAGTTAAAACTTTAACAGCTTCTGTTGAAGATTATGTTTATAATGATTTTGCTACTACTAAAGGTCAACAAGTTTATGCAGGAATTAATAATCTATTTAGTGAAGTTGTTTGGTACTACCCTTCATCGGGTTCAACTTATAATGATAGATATGTAGTATTTAATTATGGGGAATCTAATCCTCAACAAGGTCTTGTTTGGTATACAGGCACAGAAGCTAGAACTAGCTGGATTGATGCCATTGTTTATCCTAAACCTTATGCAACTAAATTTGATAGCACTGGAACAGGAACCTTTCCAAGTATTGTAGGAGAAACAGGAATAGGACAGACTACTTTCTATGAACACGAAGTAGGAACTGATCAAATCAATCCTGATGGTACTACAACTGCCATTACATCTTATATTAAATCCTATGATTTTGACCTTGATCTTCAAGGAGATGGAGAATTTTTTCTTTCTATTAGTAGGGTTTTACCTAATTTTAAAACACTAACAGGGACTGCTACATTTACTATGGGTATAAAATCTTATCCATCAGACACTCAAACTACTAGCCCTTACAGTCCTTTTAGTGTAACATCATCAACACAAAAATTTAATACTCGTGCAAGGGGTAGATTCGGCAATGTTAAAATTGAGAATCAATCAGCAGGCGAGGATTGGAGATTTGGAACATTAAGGGTCGATATAAGACCTGACGGGAGAAGATAATGGTCGCAATACCTAATATGAATTGGATGGGTAATGAACCCACTGGAAGTGCATTTGATGTATATCGTTGGTACATGGGTGGTGGAAATCCGGTTGCTAACACAGGCGGTGGTGGAGGTGGTGGCACAGGTATTATGCAAGCTTATCAACCTACTGGTGGTGGAGGTGGAATACCGGGACAAGGTTTAAATATGGTAGATTTCAATGCCGCCATTACTGAAAGACAAAATAGAGTCAATAATCCTAGTAAATTTGCTCAATGGGCTTACGACAATATTCCAGGGATTAATCAGCCTTATACAATAGAACAATTAATGAAACATGGTGCAACGCAACAATTCGGAGGACCAGGGATCATAGGATTTTTAGGAGGTAAAATGGATAAGTATCACACATTACCTAGAGCAGATCAGGCATTTATTTCTTCGATGATGGGTTATTCAGATCCCAATACTAACATGGCTAATAAAGATCCTTATGGAATTAATGTAAGGTCAGCTTTCGGTAATTACGCAGATTATACAAATAAAGCAGTTGATAAATTAGGAAAAACCCTTACTGAAAGTGCAGCTAAAAGAGGTTTAACATTTGATCCGGTAACAGGAAAAGTTACTGGAGGAACCGATGAAGAAATAGCCGATTGGCAAAAAGCAACTAAACTTTTGAACGAGAAGTTTGGTTTTTATACTAAAGGTAAAAAGAAAATTCAAAACTATAGATCCGATGTTAATCTAATTGATAAAGCTAGACAAGAATCTATTAAACAGGCTCAAGGTCGAGTAGATAAATCTGAAACCGATATCAATAAAGCTGCTAAACAAGGCAAAGCTACAGGATCAGTTAATCCTCATTCAGCTTATGGTAAAAAGCAAGGTTATACTGGAGGAAATCCTAATCCCCATACAGATACAGGTTGGAGTGGTTCTAGTAAAAGTTCATCGAGTAAATCAAGTGGAAGTAGTTATTCACGGGGAGACTATGGGGGAAGAGGTCATCATTGGGCTGAAGGCGGAATGGTAGATGCTGATTTAAGTAAAGACCCAGAATATTTAGGATGGAAAAAAGTATATAAAATGAATCCAGAGTTAGGTTCTATGCATGAAAAACATCCAACCTTTATTAAGTTTTATAAAAAACATGAACGAGATCAGAAAAAATTTGGAGGTCTAGCAGGATTATTATATGGCTAAAATTATTATTAGAGTCCCTGAACCTAAACCACAATACGAAGTTGACAACCAACGTCAAATTTCTAGATCAATTACTTCAATGGTGGAACAATTAAACTCAACATTTTTAACTCAGGAGAGAGAGGAACAGGAAAGATTTAATTTCTTTTTATCGTAATGGCTAATGTCTATACTAATATTCAATCAAAAATCAGTGCATCCGGATCAGATGTCGATATGTACGAATCTCCAGATGCAACGACAAGTATTGTTAAAACAATTAAGTTATACAACACGCACGGAAGTGCTTTAAGTGTAACGATTAAAGTTTATGATTCGTCTAGTACTACGGATTATGAATGGGATACGGTTAGTGTTAATGCTAGTAATAGCGTAGATTTATTAACCTTTAATAATTTAATAGTACTAGAAGCAGGAGATAAAATAAAAATGCAGACTACTCAGACTAATGTAATTAAAATGACAGCTGCAGTATTACAAATAAGTAGATAATATGCCATTTATAGAAACAGAAGCTAAGATAGAATACAAGGAAATTAACGGTAAGAGAACAGCGGTTATTACACCTGAATGCCAAGTAACTTTAAAAAATCTTAAAACAGGGCAAGAATATATGTCAGACGCTGAAGCCGATGCTGATGTAGATAACCCTGAAACAGAAACAAAAAGAGAGCATATCTCCCGAAGCGTGGAGATTAAGGTCGAGGATATCGATCTAGGTTCTCAAACAGGAGAGTTGTAAAACATAACAAAATAGGATATTTTAATAAACTATGCCAATTTCACGAATGCAAAATCCAAGACAACTATACGGACTAGGGAGTCTAGTTAAAAAGATTACCCGTCCAATTAAAAAAGTCTTTAAAAGCCCTATAGGAAAAGCGGCTTTATTAGGGCTTGGAGCCTATGGATTAGGTGGAGGATTCGGTGCAGGTGGATTTAAATTTGGAAATATTGGAGCAAAATTTGGTTCTTTATTTGGTGGTAAAACATTACCTCCTTCAATGGGATTTAAATCAAAAGGTTTATTTAGTGGATTAAGTAATATATTTGGAAAAGGTTCCATAGGCAAAGGAGCCATGGCCCTTGGACTTGGAGGCGGTCTAGCTGGTCTATTAGCTAAACAACCTGAAGAAGAGGAAGTAGAATACATTGACAGAATTAGAACTTTAAAACCTTATCTAGAAAAATATTATAAAAATGTTAACCCAACTGCTTCTGATGAAGATTTAGAAGAGTTCTTAACTACGAACTTATCTGAATACGGAGAAGGTGGTGCTAAGGATGGTGGACTGATTGGTTATGCTGAAGGTGGCGAAGTCGATGAAGAAGAGATCGCGGACCAGGAAACAATAACAGAAGATGTTCCAACGCCAACTGGAATGGAAAAATTACAAGAGACTTTAACAGAAGTAGCTAAAGTATTATACAGAGCAACGCCTGTGGGTGCAGCTATGTTTACTTATGATGAAGCAAAGAAAATTTATGATGGCCTTCCTGATATTTCAAAAGAAATGATACATAGAATTGGAAAAGCTGTTGCTATGATGACACCTCTCGGTATGGCTTCAGCAGGAGCAAAAGGATTAGCAACTCTATTAAGAGGTGGAATGGAAGAAGGTGAAGCTCAAGATATACTAGGACATAGAGAAAAAAGAAAAAGAAAAGCAAAGAAAAAAGATAAGGTCGGAGATCTTATAGATCAAGGGGCTTCGTTTGAAGAAGCTGTAGATATTACTACTAGACAAGGAGCAGCTACAGGAGGTCTTATGGATTTAGGTGGCTATGAAAAAGATTATAGAATGGGAGGATTTGTTCCTCTTGGAAAAAAAGAAAAAGCAGATGATGTTCCTGCAAGATTAAGCAAAAATGAATTCGTCTTCACGGCAGACGCAGTAAGAGCCGCAGGTGGAGGAAGCGTTGATAAAGGCGCTCAAAAGATGTATGATACAATGAAACGATTAGAAAATAGGGTAGCATAATGGCAGATATTTCAACTACACGACAATTACCAGCAGAGTTTATAGAAGCATTAGGTAAAACATATTCAGATCAACTTACTAAACAAGTTGGTCAACCGGTTACAACTACAGCTGCAACTCAACAACCAGGAGAGACTGCGGCACAATGGGCGCAAAGACAAAAGGCAGCTCAACAATTTGGAATTACAAAAGCAGGAATGGCAGAACTTGCACCGCAAGTTGCAGGTCAAGACTGGTTACAAACTAAAGCAGCAGAACTTGCTAAATCAGGAATCGGTGCTTATCAACCTTATGTTACAGCGGCAGAAGCAGCCATTACTAAAGCAGGTGGATTAACAGGTGCAGATGCTTATAAAGATTTTATGTCTCCTTATCAAAAGGATGTCATCGATGCAACACTACAAGATTTTGATAAACAAGCAGCTATTAACAGAAATAAAATTGGACAACAAGCGATGCAGGCTGGAGCATTCGGTGGAGCAAGACACGGTGTTCAATCTGCTGAATACCAATCACAATCAGATTTAAACAGAGCAGCATTACAAGCACAAATGTTACAACAAGGTTTTGGTCAAGCACAACAAGCAGCACAAACAGCTTTTGGTCAACAGCAACAATTAGCCCAAGCACAACAAGGCTTAGGACAATTCTTACCAGGAGCTCAAAGAGCAGACATTCAAACTCTAGGTGCAGTCGGTGGAGTACAACAAGCACAAACACAAGCAGGCTTAGATGCTTCAAGACAAGCGGCACAAATGGCTGTTGATGAACCTTACAAACGATTAGGAATATTTGGTCAAGGGGTAACTGGAATGATGGGTGGTATGCAGAACTTTGGTCAAACGACTACAACGCAACCATCACCAAGTCCATTGCAAAGTGCATTAGGAATTGGAACTAGTTTAGCTGGAATCTACGGAGCATTAAGAAATTAAATGGCAGATAGAATTTTAAAAAGACCTATGTTCAGAAGGGGTGGGTCTGCTAACGAAGGCATTATGACTGGGTTAGTAGAGAGATCAGCCCATGCTGATGGTAATATGGTTGGTATTAATTCTTTAGTTCGACCAGGTTATGCTGAAGGAGATACTGTTAAAGAATCTCAATCTTGGTGGAAAGATGCATTAGATATTCCACCGGCACCATATGGTGAAATGACTCGAGAGCAAGCAGAAGATTATTTATATGACTACTCTTCATTAGGAGATGCAGTTGATTCTGCGGGAAGATCCTTAATAGGTTGGAGTGCAGACGCTGCAGGTAACTATGTAGCCAATCCTCTAACACATGTTTGGAATTGGGCTACAGGTATGGATATACCAACTCCTGTTTATAACACTAAAGAAACACTTATTGACAAATGGTCTGGAACTAAAAGAGATGAAGAAGGAAATATTATTTCAGATGAAGTTACTGATGTTGTAAGACCTGGTTCAGATGCACAAGGAAATAGAGAAGGTGACAAAATAATTGATACAACTAAACAAGTAACTATCGGCGACAATACAAGAGAGAGTGATGTCAAAGCTATCTACGAAGATATATTACCATTGTTACAATCCACAATGGGTGTTGATGATAGCGAAATGAATAGACAAAAATATTTAGAACTAGCAAAATTTGGTGCTAACTTAATGGCACAACCAGGAGGTTCTTTAACTAGAGCAATAGGTAAAGCAGCAGAACAACCATTAGAAGGTCTAACTAGAATTGCAGAGACTAAGAGAAAAGGTGACAAAGTTCCTGCTGAGCTTGCAATGAAGATTGCGTTAAGTGAAACAGAATCAGGTCCTGTAGGAAAACAAATAAGAGATCTTAAAAAG